CTTTCTCCGAATGCTTCTCCTGGAGTAACTGATTTATATTTTTTCGTTGTTCGTTCTGTTCCAAATTCCAGAGCCTCTTCTTTAATACCTAGACCATTTCTTACAGCATCATATATTGTTTTAGTGATGGAATCATCAGCACCTGAAGGCATTCCTTTTTTATATGATTCAAAATCTCCATCGGTGGCAAACTTTCTCATCTTTGAGGCACTCATTTCATTACCAGCACCTCGTTTAACGCCCGCTTGAACTACTTCAAAGTGATCAAACCCATAATTCTTAACATATGGACGCATATATTTTTCAAATTTGGCAACTCTATCGGAGCCGACAACCAGTGTTACGTTTTTATATCCTTTATCAGATAACCATTCCAGAGCATTGAACGCCGTTACGATTTTGGTATTCTTAACTATTATCTTACCCCAAAAATGCTTGAGAAATTTTGTCTTGTCTTTATAAGACAGAGGATTCTTTTTCTTATCTTGAGTCTGACTGGTAAATATCAACGGATTGGCACCACGACTCTTAGCCTGCTTAATGACATCTTTAATCATTATTTCGTGTCCAGAAGTAACAGGATTAAATCGTCCAAATGTAAACACTACGGGCTTACTCTTTGCTTCCTCTAAATATTCATCGTAAGTAAACATTATTTACTCCAACTCTTAATAGCATTGAAATTATTTCTACTGAATTCCAATCTATTTACTAATTTAATTGCTTTATTGCTCATATGATCTACAGCAACAAATCCCTCAGGACCAGTAACTTTATAGCCAGTAGCAGTTTTCATAAATGCTGGAATAGTATTTACTTGCTCCATTTTCTTAATGAGAGTTAGTTTTATATCTGCAACATTATTGTGCCATTCTAACGCATAAGCGAAAGTGCCACCAATCTTTCTATCAGAATTCAATGTCTTAACCAATGCTTCAGCTTTTGCTAATTTTCCTGCTTTCGCTTTTTCAGTCTTTACTTTGTCTGCTTTAGCTTGATAACGTTTTCGGATAAAATCAATAAATGAACCAATTGCTTTCTGTTTATTAGAGAATTTCTTTCCTGAACTAACCATATCATTAATATAGATATTTACATTAAACGATATTGAATCTTCTTTTGAGTCTCCAAATAATATTTTCAAACCGGTTTTGTTGAGTCGCTTTAAGGAGTTTCTAGCTTTATTTATTTCTCCATTGACATCTGATAACTCACTTTTCGTTAGCGTAGCAGTACCAGATACATCTTTGAAATCTGTGTCTCCAGCCCATACAGCCGATGTTTTTGTTAGTGCGCCAACATTAACTGAGAATACTGCGGATAGGTCTGCAATAGTATCTCCCGTGTATGATGTGTGCCAAATAACTCCAACTTTAGCCGATTGAATAGTCTTAGCTAGTGGTTGATCATCTGGGACAGCGTAGGTGATAGTATTAGGAGTAAAGGTAATCATCGACTCTCCGTCGATGGTTTCTTTCTTTAAGTCTGCTGGAACAAACATAAAATCTCCTTGAATAATACCATCAATTCCTAATTTTGGGAAATGCTTTAATGCTAATTTCATTTTCGTTGCTAAATCACCGGAGTGATTTGCATCAACATCAGCATCCGTATAATTAATTTTAGGAGTCTTATTGAATAAGGATTTGGTCGCTACAAAGAACTTTCCATTTTCTGGATTAGTTCCAGCAATGATTGAAGGAGCACCATCTACTTTGCTCTGTATATTAACACTTGTTTTACTAGAGCCTTGGAGTGAGGCAACTATCTCCTCTAGCATTCGTAAAGCCTCTACGGCCCCACCATAACCCTGATTAAATAGAGCATCTTCTAAATGCTCTAAATGTTTGAGTTTTTCTTCCGCTAAATATGTATTGAATCTTTTCATTATTTGAAAGTCTCTGCTTTAAATCCGAATTTGTTTCTATGTGGATTGGTTGTGCCGCCGCCCCAACTAAAACTAAACATAAAGTCCTTAAAAGCGCCTCTTCTAAAAGACATCGTTTTTGCTTTTACATCAACATTCATTTGTAATAGTACAATAGTACGGGCAGCCTTTGTCAAGCAATGTTTAATAAATTCATCTTCATTCAGGATTTTTATAAGAGCCATTCCCAATGGTCCTATAATAACTCCTACCTGTTTTTTGAGAGATTCATTTTCATACTTGGTCCACGATGCCGGCTCTGGTTCCGATCCTAACTGTTTATAAAAGTTTTTTAATTTCTTTTTTACTGCATCCTTGCTTGGAACTCTTTTGATTCCTTTTTTCCACTTCTTATCTTTCATCAATTCAACACTTTGTAGCCAGGTTTCGAGAGATGCTACAGTTGGATTAGATATACCAGTAGCGGCTACCAACTCTTTAAATGATCCAGTTCCCAATTTTTCGTGCATTTGTAGAATACCACTCATTGTATCCGTGGAAGTAATTAAAACCATAAAACGATAAACTGCATCTATTTCCTTCTTGGTCCACGCAGAGGCAGCTCCCCAGTCGCCTTGTCCAGTTCCGGGTCTAGCGTTAAGCAATTTTATAAGAGGATCGGTTAAATTCTTCATTGTAGTTGAAGCACCTGATCCTGATTTTACTGAAATTGGTGTATCTGGCCATCCCGGAAATTTTCCATAAAAATCTATTAATGCTTTACCTTCATCGGAAGGAAATAGACAGGCCGTGTAGCCAATGTTCCGGCAAGCCCAAATTCCACATAATATTTCTCCAAAATCCTTAGAGATTGTCGTTAATTCTGAGCTAGTTAATTCCTTTCCTGGCAAAGTTGTCCTGAAACTAATAATGGATGTTTTATGTTTATCTGGAAGTTTATCTTGGCTCTTACCTCTCTTAAAATAACTCGTGTTCCCATCATCCACTAACTCTAGACAATATTTTAATTTTTCCTTGACTTCATTTGTTAATAATTTGTGATCATCAATTTTTTGAGTAACGTTGCGGATTATTTCTTTCGGCTTCAAATGCGAACCGGTAGCTACACCCATTTTCTTTGGTGTCAGCCATTTGGTTTCAAGTGAATTATTTGGATTGTACTTATTGACAAAATGTGTTCCTAGCCATTTTCCAAAAAACTGTTTTGCTATAACCCAAGTTGTCGTGCCTTTACTAAAAGTGGTTCCTGAATATGGAAAAGCTATATAGCCCGCGCCATTAAGAGCTTGCTGAGGAGTGGGTCCCAATGGACCCTGACATCCATATAATTTAGGCCTATCTGGATTATCTTGTCCTTCCCCGTAAATTTCTGGATTTGATTGAACAACTCCACAATCTTTTTTTACACTAAAACCATTACCTTTGGGTGAAAATCCAAAAAGTCCGGGTATATCATTTGAAATCGTTTCGTTGCTGGCAAAAGTAAATTCTACCGGGCCTTCTTTGGCTGTCTTTAATTTTACAAGCTCCTTTATGTTCTCTTCAAGAGTGAGAGGAGCTTTTATATAACTGGCAAATTTCTTCATAATTTCCTATAAATTAATATAATCTAACTCTACATATTTATAAGAATCGGACGTTACATTTTAAATTCCTTGAAAGCCTTCTTTTTATTAGCTCCGGAAAATTGAGATTCATTTGATGGAGGAGTAGGTCCAGAAGAAGTAGTTCCGATGATGTCCTCTTGGGCAGATTGCTCGGCGTCATACCATTTCATCTTCGCTTTGTCGATACCGATAACAAATCGTCTGAATATAGCGACATCATTGTATCGATTTTTCAATTGTTTTACCATAATCTGATTCAGTCCTTCTAATTCTTCTGTCTGGATAATAGCAAGAAAGAGATCCGCAGTTGCCGGCAAACCAAATGATTCGGAAGTATCTTCTAATCCTACATCTGAACTACCGAAACCTGAACGTGTGGTCTGTGTGGCAGACCAAATGGGCACGTTAAATTCAACTGCCAGACCTCTAAGTTCTTCTGCTATTGCTTTGACATAAGTGTATGAATTAACAGAATTTGATCCTGTTAATCTTTGAGATGCACAGATATTCAAATAATCAATATAGATAATATCTGGTTTGAAATCTTTCTTTAACGATAATTCGTTTAACAGGTGTCTGAAATGACCTGCGTGTGCTTGTGATGTAGGGAATTCTTTAATGATTATCTTCCCTTTGACTTTCTGTTTAAGTTGCTCCATCTTCTTGTCGTACATCACCTTGGTTAAATCTTTCAGGCGATTCACTTCAATATCAAGTAAGTTGGCATCTATTCTTTCAGCAATACGTTCCTCAGCCATTTCCATTGTAACATACAAAACATTCTTACCTAATGTCAAATTAGCGGCTGCCATATGACACATACCAATAGTCTTACCGACACCTGTGCCAGCCATAAGAATGTTTAGTGATTTGCGAGTAACTCCACCCTTTGTAATCTTGTTCAGATATTCAATATCAAATGGAATCCTCTCTTCTGTTGAGTGATAGAATTCAAACCGATCATCCGAATCTTCTAAGAAATCGTGTCCGATATGAGTATCAAATGATACTGATAGAGCATCGGACAATAAGTCGGGAATCCCATCGTTTTTTTTCTTCTTATGCTTTCCGTCAATAATTTCTATTGACTCCATAATAGCATTATAGACCGCTTTATCTTTACAGAACTTTTCTGTTTCGTCCAGGAGCCAATCGGCATTATTATCTGTCTTTCCAAGAGACTTGATTAATGCTTCCACTTCTTCATATATCGTAGAACTAATATCATCTTTCTCATCCACAGCAATCTGAAGTGCTTCTTTTGAAGGAACATCATTATATTTTGTCCAGAATTTATGTATCTCCGAGAATACCACCTTCTCTGAAGCATCCATAAAATACTCATCCTTTAAAAATACAATTACCTTTCGTGCATACTCCTCATTATGGAGGAGATTAGATATTATAGTGGCTTCTATATTCACGTATTTTCCCTTTTTTCTGCATTATCTATTTCCGATTTAATAGCTTTATCCACTTGTTTTTCCACAATTGTACAAACCTCTTTATCATAATGAGACTTGTCTAGTGGATTTTCATCAATAAAATTATAACCAAAAGATATTATATCGCACCCATCAGATAGAGTCAAGTCATATATTGCAAATGTTGTTTCATCTTTAGTCTTTATATAAAAGACATCGGACATAGTTTGTTCACTCATCGGCATCTATGGATTGGAGTAATCTGGAGCCCATGGCGTACTTTTCTTCTACATATTTTGTAAATTTTGGATGATCAATTATTCCATCCCAGAATTCTTTAGTTTCCGTTGCGGCGGCCCGTACTTTACTTTCTTCGGCTACGCCCGTTTCCATATCGACTTTTGAGTACCATCCCATAGTGGGCTTAACAACAAATTCACCTTCAAGAGCAACATCTAATAATCCGGACCACTTCTTAATACCGCCCTCCCAAGTTACTGAAATAGGAATCTTACTTTTCTCTTTAACAAACCTAGATTTCTCTACGTTGATAATAAAATTATATCCTTCAATTTCTGTTCCCTTCTTCTCTTGTTGTCTACCAATAATCCAAATGTTATCTGCGGAGTAATATACTCCAGTACCACCAGATACGACTGCTTTGGAAAACATTTCCTGAGTTTGATATGTGTGATTGACAGCAACAAGTGGAACATCTTTCATTGCCAAATATGGAGTAACCATTCTGAATAGTGACTTGAGTTGTTTGGCTCTAGTCATATCGGCTACAGATTTTTCATCTCTGGCATCATCCAGTTCTTTCTTAGATGCTAGATTACCAATAGAGTCAATCATAACATACACTTTATCTTCGACAGCAATTTCTTCAAGTTGCTTGACTAGATCAAATTTTAACTCTTCCACATTCTTAATTGGAATGTGTACAACTCTGTCGGTATCAATCTTCAAAGAACTAAAATAATGTTCTGGAGTTCCGAATTCAGAATCATAAAATAGACAAATAGCATCTGGATATTTATCCAGATATGCTTTCATCATCAATAGACCAAATGCTGTTTTGAAATGCTTGGATGGACCGGCAAGGACTGTCAGACCACTTGTTAGCCCACCGTCAAGTTTGCCACTTAATGCGACATTAACCATCGGTACGGCTGTTGGGATTACTTCTTTCTCTTTGAATAGAGAGGACTTTGTTAACTGAGTAGATTTAATGGAACCTGCTTTATGCAATCGATCCATTAATCTCTTTTGTGCGACAATAGCATCACTCATTTTTCTCCTTCATAATATAAATTATAAGTTAAGTATACATTATACTCCTCCAACTTCAATAAGTCAAGTCTTTTATGCTTTTACTGGATTGTCTCTCAATTTCTGTAAATCAAACGGTTTACGCATATTTCCCCAACGGGTAAAATAAATAATTGGATATTTAGGAAACATCTTAATAAATAGCTTTGTCTCAAGGCCCATCACGTTGGCAACTAAAGAATGATCCGTAGGAATTGATCCTTCTCCATAAATCTCTCGTCCTGCGATTAGGGTATCTATTCTTTTAGTTGTTGCCTGAAATCCATTTAAATCCATTAATTGAGCGGCGATTGCTTCTGACCAAATGCTCCCAACAATATATCCATCTTCATCAAGTGAAAATTCCTGGTCGGATGCTATCTGACCAAATTTTGATCTGTTTATGAGATTAGCAATATTTTCCTGAAAATTCTTTGTAAATCCTTCAAAAGATCCGCTAGAACTTGCTCCTGCTATTCCTTCTAAATCTACTTTAGCCATATCTATTTTTTATGTAAAAAATGATTCAAGCGTACTCTTTTCTTCCCAATCCCAACCAACGGGATGGAGAACTCCTTCTAATGGAGAGAGGAATGCTTTTTCAAATTGTGTTTCATAATCTACCCAGCGTTCAACCTCGAATTCTGGTGGAAGTCCATCAAGAAAAGCAATTGCATTAGAGCCGAATGGATTAGGTGTTTTCAAATAAATGAACTTTAACTTAGCACCATCTCCAATCTTCTCGGCATTCTTAATATCGTGCTTCTTTAGTAACCCATTATACACTTTAGCCGCACGTGCGTGTATCGGCACAGATTTTGTGGCGTGTTCATACTTCGTGTAATCGCTTAATCCTCTCGGAAATGCAATATCTGGGATTGCTAAATTAACAAACTCCTTCTTATATTTATGCACTAATTCTTGTAATTGTCGTTCATTTCCCGTCAACATTATATTAACTGCTTCTTTCAACTTACCTCGAACATTAGCAGGTGTAGAGGATTTGACAATCTCCATACCCAATACTTTCATCTTTGGCTTCTTATATCGGACTCCCTCAGAATCATATACATTTAGGGCATAACGTTTCTTTGCTGTCCATACAGCCTTGTCAGCAATAACCTCTCGACCCATAAACATTTTTTGTTCATAAGCATTTACATAATCTGCTAGTTCTTCATATGACTTGGCAATGAAAGGTTCAAATGCTTCTTTTGTTACTTTATCGATAAGATCACAAATCTTATTCTTATCATCGGATTTAATAAACTTATCAACAAACTTTCCTAGACGGAGATAAACCGAATCTGTATCAATAGCAACAACATAATCATAGTCAATAGTATCGAGATACTTGTTCAGGTAATCATTCAAGGCTTTTTCAATCCATCGAATTGCTAATTGACCACCTGTAGTAACGGCTTCAGCGTTGCGTAAATCATAATATCTGAACCATTGATTACCAATAGCACCATAAGCAGAATTCAACTGAATCTTTTTAGCCATTTGAATATTAAGATACTTTGATATTTCGTTGTCAGTATCTTCGCCTTCTTCTTTTCTTTGTTGAGCGTCCAGCATTTTCTTCTTATAGACTACACGGTCAGCATAGATTTTCTCCATTAAAGTCGGAAGAAATCCTCTCTTATCTTTTCGATACATCGTTCCGTTTGGAGCAACAGTATATCCTTTCTTATGAACATCCGATAGGTCTGCATCTTTACTCAATAAATTATCTACATCAACATCAGAGTTATGACCGACAATAGTCTCTGGACTGATATTGTATTGCATAATCAAATGAGGATATAGAGAATTCAAATCAAACGATACTACCCAATCGTGAAACCCAGTGATTGGTTCCTTAACGTAAGCACCCGTGAAAGTTCGTTCCTTCGAATGGGAAGTTTTCGTGGGACCTACTATATCATCTTTTTTCAAATGGTCGTAAATAATTGCATCCCAAATCTTAACGGTGCCGAATACATCAACAAAATTAACTTTAGCATCATATGCCATCGTTATACCCAAATCAATAATCTTCAATTTATTATCAATCCGTTGAACCAATTCAACATCTTTGATATTATAATCTATAAACTTTTGATGGTCTGTTCGGGCAAGTTTGAATAAGGAACCAGCTTCTTCGTATGAAATCTTTCGCTCACCCAATTCAACAAAGGCAATATGATTTAATCGATAGGATTCTGCAATTCCTCCGACTGCAAATTTCTTATAGAGTCGCATATAATCCATAGTAGAAACGCCATAAATATCGTATACTATAGATTCCTTACCATACATCCCTTTGACATTGCGTTCTTTAATCCAACCGAATGGGGAAAGTCTCTTCGTTTCTTTCTGACCGAACAGTCGGGTTAATCGATTGACCAAATACGGAATATCGAAATGCTCAATATTCCATCCGGTTAAAATATGTGGTGGGGATTGTTCATATAGGGCGAGAAAATGCTGAAGCAATTCCTCTTCTGTATCCATCTGAAAATATTCTATCTGAATATCATCACGATGGTTTTTCCAAGGGCCAAGGCCCCAAGTAAAATATCTATCTTCAATGGAATCATATACGGTAATAGCATTGACTACCGACATTGCTTTATCTGGCTCTGGGAATCCCTTTTCGGATTCTACTTCAATATCTAAATTCCAAATACGAATTTTAGAGATATCATAATCAACATCTCCTTTCCATTCTTTACAGGTATATTGAAGTGCGAAATTATCATTACCGTGAATACCAAATCCTTCAACATTTTCATATTGCTTGATAAACTCTCGGGTTTGTTTGATATTCCCAGGTGATATCTTATACACAGGTTTATCATTCAACGTGCGAAAGGGAGTCTCACCCTTCTTACCTTCAACAAACATTGTAGGTTGAAAGTCTTCCCGTCTAATGAAGTCGTTACCTGTTTCGGCGTTCACGCCACGAACAAGAACCTTATTTCCAAGTGTACCAACATAAGTGTAAAATCTCATAATACATATATTATACTACATCTCAGAGTCATTGTCAAGTTCTAAATTATGGCCTACTCCTTCACCTTGGCATTCTTTTGTGATCGGATTCCACCATCCACCATCAGTACATCTTAGGTGTGTTATTCTATCTTCTGCTTTTAGATGTGCGGCTGTCTTTTCTCCCTTCGGTGCTATAATTGGAGCGGTCCTTGTTTCCGTAAAATTTGTCTCTTTATCAGTAGCAAATCTAGGCAATTCTTTTTCTCCTTCTTTTTTACCACAATATGGGCAAAAATATCCATTGTCATCTAAACTTCTTGAATCTTTACCCGTATTAATCATCGTCCAATCGTGTAAACAATTTTCACATTCATACTTTAATATTTTTAATTCAGTTATCGCCATTTATTTCTCCTGGATAATGTAAATAAGTTTTGATCATATACTTCGTATTACTTATAGGCGTAATAGCAGAGTGTGGAAAACCAAACCAAGATGGAGTGATTGCTAGTTTACCTTCTACGGGATTTACTTTTAAGTCAATAGATTTAAACCAAGTTTCTCCTCCTGCTTCCACTGTATTGAGATAATACAACATCTGAAGCATCCGTTTGGATGTATGAACGTCAATGGCATCAATATGCTCTTTATAAAAATGCACACCTGGATCATATCGGTGCATTCTCCATTGTTCAAGAGTTACCGTGTTGAAAAAATGTGCCTCTGGATATCCACCCGCTACCAAATCGCTTTTATATCGTTTAAATGATGATGCGGCGTGTTTATTCAATACATCCATTATAGCGGCCCACTCGGAAGATTCTGCGGCACGTTTCGTGCAATTCATTTCAATTGCATTACGAAAATCTGGATCTGGCGTACGAGGTATGCCTATTGTTGACATTTGCTGATGTAATTTATCAGTTTCAAAGGCATTTATAATTATACCACAAAATTTAGCGGATAAATTATTATCATATATCCTGACGAAATCTGTTAATTTATTCATTAGAAAGGTATGTCTTCAGATTCATTAATTGGTACGCCCCTATAATCAAGAGATACATTTTCCTTTGAAAGTGTATCTTGAAATGTATAAAGGGCTTTTTGTATTGTTAAATATTCTCTCGCGGAATCGTGGAGACAATCGTGATGAATAAATCCTTCAGGCTCTACGCCCATATCCCAAACATCACGGCCGAGTAATGTTAATACAACTGTTTTTGAATCGTGGATATTCCAGAATCGCCAGGGGAGTTCGGTTGCTTCGCAACCTTCTGTAATGCGAAAGAGATCGTGTAAAATACCAAAATCGAAGTGGGAACCTCGTGAATAGACTTTTACTGTATGGGTATCTACATCGTGGTTGGTCAGCCAAGAAATCATATCTCCTCGCAACTTTGACCAGTGCATATCTTTAGGGGAGGGTTTTAGAATATGTTGTGCGGCTTTACCTTGTTGATCCCACCATTCAAGAGTATCTTTGTAGATTTTTCTTCCAGCATCTACTTGACTCTTCACATCGAGTTTGGCATAATAGCCATTGTCGATTAATTCTTTAAATTCATAATCTTTGGTAGAGTCTACTGCGACCATACCAACTGATAAAATTACGCAATTATTGACACTACCGAGAGTCTCAATATCTAATATCACCGAATCATTCATAATATATTTCTATTTCACTTATTCATCGACTTTTCTAAAGATTGTTGATCTCGAAAAACTGCGAAATCAATTAAAAATCTTTTCTTATCTGCAAAAATTTCTTCACCCGAATGTTCTTTTGACGGATCAAAAATGCAAAATGATGTGGGTTTGATATAATTGCTCGTTCCATTATGGAAAAATCCACCACCCCATTCTTCTTCCCAATCACTATTAATAATTCCTATAATTTTAACAAGACCTTCATCTATTTCGTTGTCTACGTGTATATTATTTGGTGTGTGTTTATCTTTCATTGAGATTCCACAGAAAAAAATCTCTGGAATAAATAAATTCTCATCTGTATTAGCGTGAATCTGAATTAACAATCCCATAGCAAGTCCTGCCAAAAAAGGATGTTTAAGTCCATTCTCAATAATGTTTAGTTTTAAATGTTTTTCTTCAATTGGAGCACCGCCTGGAAAATACATATTCCAATTATCAGCGTGCCCTGCAACATATTTTATCAAATCTAAATAAGTTGGACTACAACAATTATCTATTATCTTAATCATAATATTATTTCACTTATTCATAATACTTTCATTAGTCAAGTGCTTCTATGTATTTTTCTACATATTCTTTTGATTTATTTCGGGCTTCCATTAATGCGTCCTTGACTTCTTGTTTAGACCCACCGAAGTATGCTACTGCGTGTCCTTCGTCTATTAGCATTTGATTAATACTGTAATCATCTTCGTGGTGGTGAAATAACTCTCCTAGTACACGACCAAACTTACCTGTACCGTGAGATTTGAGAACAAATACATTACCGTTTGCTTCTAACATTTCTATTAATCGATATTTTGCACCAAGTCCATATCTCTTTTCTGTGAGGTCACGTGTTCGAGATTCTGGTGTATCAATACCCATAAACCTGATTCGTTTATCAACGTGAACATTAAATCCTAAATCTATATAGGCATCAATGGTATCTCCGTCAACCACTCTTTTCAATTTTGATTCATATTCAAACATTTTTATTCTTTTGTTATAATAAAAAAGAGTAATTGGGTAGAGCTTAGACTATCCCGAAAGACGGCTCTTGCGTGGGCACTCTCGCCCCGATTAGCAAGCTAGCCATTCTACTCCCTCACCCGATGGCACGTTACCGTTGGTCTTATTGGAGGGGCCTATTACCTTCATCTAAGTAAACACTTACTCGCACTCAGGTAAAAGTCCGTCTCTTTTCCCTGGCTTTAGTGTCGTTTACCCAAATACTCTTATCTCTTAGTATACCCAACTAACAAAAGAATATCTAGTTCCTTTTATCAGAGGAGTAACTTTATGTGGATACATAAAACTTGAAGGAAATATCAATAAATTTCCTTTATTTGCGTCTATTTTCTTATCTTCACATATAATTAAATCTGCTCCTTCATAATCATTATTCAGAAAACCTATAAGACTAAGAAAAGGTACACCTGTTACTTCGCCTTCTAATACAGAGTTAACATTATCCCAATGTTTCATCATTCCTTGACCTAAGGAATATCGATTAAATTTTATTCCACTATATCCTGTCCATCCACGAAACCAATCAAAGTTTAAATATGACAAATATTCCACTAAAACGTCTGGAATTTTTTTCATCATTTCGACTTCAATTTTATCAATTTCTGGTTGAAGAATTTTATTACTGAGCATATTAAAATCTAGCAATTCTGATTCTTTCTGTAAATCTTCTAATGCTACACCAGCTACCTCTAGAGACTTCAACTTCCAAGAAACCTTACTCAATATATCTATAGTATGATCACAAAAATCATCTTCCAAAAAATTCTCTTTGAGGAAAATATAATCTTCAATATTTTTATTCAACTGACAATTCTGTTTTTGTTTCTATAATCTGCGATTGCTGATTTAATAGCATCTTCCGCCAATACAGAGCAATGAATTTTGACAGGGGGAAGAGAAAGTTCTTCCACGATGTGTGTATTCTGAATCGTGCTTGCTTCATCAACAGATTTACCCTTGATCCATTCAGTCGCCAGAGAAGAAGATGCAATCGCAGATCCGCAACCGAACGTTTTAAATTTGGCATCAATAATATTTTCATTTTCATCTACCTTTATTTGTAGTTTCATAACATCGCCACACTCGGGTGCCCCCACAAGACCAGTACCAACAGAAAGATCATCACGATCCAAACTTCCCACATTTTTGGGATTTTCATAATGCTCCATTACTTTCTCAGAATATGCCATATTATTTCTCTATTGGTGCTATGTCGGGATAAGGCCAGGAATGCTTGGCAACTTCAATCGCCGATTCTGCCTCTTTTTCTTTTCTATGTTCTTTTAACGTAGTGATATATTCACTCATTTCATTCAGATCCTCATTTGTTAAATAAGGAAAGAAACTGTTAATGGTTCTTACCATAT